GAGCAGGGGACGTAAATCTTACTGTTGTCCACCACACGAATGCCGTTGGACAGCGCCACGGTGTCAAAGGTCAGAATGTTTTCACTGGTGATGCCCGCGCTGTTCTGATCTATGCCAGACATCAACATGGCATGCGGCTGCAAAATCCCGTTGGACAACTGAAAGCCTCGAAGGCCTCCAGCAAAACCGCCACCGGCTCCACCGCCCATGCCCATCCAAGTGGCTGCAGCCGCAGTGTCTTGGCTGGTGACAGGGGTATAGGTGTTGTTGAGCTGAAGGATGATCTGCTCAAGCGAACGCACCAACTGGTTGAACTGAGCCGGGTCGTAGCCCCCAGTTGACGCGTTGGGCAGGCGGACGTTGGTGATCTTGCTCATCGGATGCCGTCCGGCTGAATGTCAACGCGCATGGTTCCAAAGCGCCAGTTGGTGTCCAAATCGCTGCTCTCAATGCGCAGCTGAATCTGGCGACCTCGCGCACGCGTGTCCACTTTGTCAGTGGTGGGCGTGATGATGTACGGGTCCAATGAGCTTGGCGTGGCGCTGGTCTGTGGATACAGACGCAGCAGCAAGCGTACCGTGATGTTGCCTACTTGGTTCTTGAAGTCAGGGATGAACCGCTTCATAAACAGCACTTGGTCACCATCGCCGATGTCAAAATATCCAGAGTAAATGTGGGCGTCGATCGGCAAGCCGTCGTCGTTTACGCCTGTCTCTTGGTTATACAGAATGGACCTGCCAGGGGTTAGGCCGACGATTGGAGTCAGACTTGCCTGTGTTGCCTCAGGATCGTACTTGGTGGCCAGAGGACGGGGGAATGCCCCGGTGTCCCGCCACGCGGTCCGGGCCAACGTGCCAATAGACCAGACGTTTTCCAGGTAGTTGTACGTCACCGATCGGTTGACATACGAGCTATCAGCAGTGGGGTAGTACCACGTCACTTCGTTGAATTGGGTGTTAATGCCCACGTTGACCGAGAACCCCTGGTTGAGGTTGATGTTGTCGTACACGTAGTCTTGGACAGAGGACGGAATCTTCTTCACCGTGCCATCAAAGACAAAGAAGGCGTCCTTGCTCATCCAGTACGCCACGCCGTTGACGTCAGCGCAGGCATGAGGGCCGATGATGCCGCAGTTGGCTCCCAGTTGTTGAAAGCCAAAAGTGTAGGGGGGTCCAATGTACTGCTGGCCGTGCAACGCCGTGTCTGTCCAGATCAAAATCTGGCCACGCGAGCGCAGGGCCGAGACGATCTCGTTGCCGTCCGTGAGCCGTTGTCCGCCGGCCGTGTTGGTGGCGGTGGCCACAAAGTCGCCGATGTTTTCCTGGCTTGAAAAGCGCACGAACATGGGGTCTTGGCTGGTTGGATCACCGAGCACGGACTCCGTGCCAAAGCACACCAAGTGCCTGTCAGGCGTGGAAATCAGGGCAAAGGCGCTTCTTGTCGGTGCCCCTGCAATGGCAGTAGCCCGTACGCTGAGCCCTGAGTTCGGAGACCACTGGTAAATCGCCCCGTTCACCAGCTGCATAATCAGGTCTTCACCGTAATTGTCAAACTGCCAGACTCGTGAGCCCAGGGCAAGGCCCAAGACAGTAGGCGGACGGGGTGTGTTCCACGCAAAGGCGTTCCAGGGCCCTGTGTTCCAGCCGTAGTCAAAAAAGCTCACGTCACTGCCGACGTTGATTTGGTACACAGCAGTTGCCGTGCCTGCAGTGGTGGCAGTGGACGTAGCAGCGGTGGGGGACAGAATTGTGTACTGGCTGCCGCTCAAGATTTGCTGAATCTCAAACTCGCCCGTCAAGCTGGCGTCAAGAATACCGCCCGGGTTACCGGTGACGGTGTTGAAGGTCACAAAGTCCCCGACCACCGCGCCGTGGCTGGCGTCGTTGACGGTGACTATGTTTGATCCGTTGGTCGTGTTGAACGTGACGGTGTCGGTGGCTCGAATGGGAGTAATGTCCGCCCAGTCCCCGCCGTAAAAAACATAGACTTTTCGGTTGGTGCCGAGAACCATGTAAGGCGTTCCGTCCAGCGCGTTCCAGGTAAAGACCTCTGAGACAGACCCTACAAAATAAACCTGCGGGCTGTTAAACGATTCCCAGCCGCCAATTTTTTCTGGCAGGCCGTAGCGAAACCGCACAAAGTCAGCGTCCACCCAGCCGCCTTCAGCGCCGTATTCGGTGTTCTGTTTGTCAACGCCGGGTTTGAGGAAAAGTCGAAGAAGTGCCATGGGTACGCCTTATCTGATCGGTCCGCCAATAAGCCACGCGTCACAAGTTCGGTCTCCGGCACACTTGAAATGGAACAGCTCACAGTAGCCAAGGTTGGCTGCGCTGACAACGTCCTCGGCATAGCTTTTATGCTCGCCCTGGTCCTCTTTTTCAATGCCTTCCGCGATGGCTTTAAGCATCTCCGGTGTTTGAATGAATGCGCCGCAGTTACCGCAGAGCGCTTTCTTTACTTCAGGGATTGTGGTCTCCCACATGTCGGCCTTTTTCTGCCAAAAAGCAGTGGATGCCGCACCGGGGTTGAGCGGGCCGTAGCCATAGTCTTTGATGGCGTGATTGCGGTTTTTGAGGTTGACGTGGATGTCCCGGACTGCCTCGGGCACGCCTTGGCCGCCCCGGGCGTACGCCTCTTTAATCCCCTTGGCAATCGCGTCTTTTTTGACCGTGGCCATGATCAGCCCTTCGCGGCGCGCATGTTATCCACCAAATTTGGGTATGGCCGGCCGGCCTTCTTGGCCGCAGCTTTTGCAGAAGCCTTCTTGGCGGGCGTCAGAGCCTTGGGTTTTCCAAGGCTTTTAGGACGCTTCTTGTCCCAAACTGGGGTGGTTTTCATAAAAGGCTCCAGTCAACAAAAATTGGTGGTATGCGGCATTTTCGCACTTAACCCGCAGAAAGGGAACGCTCTGCGGCCTGGTATCTTGCTTTACGGTCGGCAATTCCGATCAGGCCCCCGTTGATCCTCTTGGTCAGGCCCTCAATGTCGCCAGCGTCGGCAAAGGTGTTGCATTTGTTTTTCTGCCAAAACCAGGCGGCCGAACGGGCGGCGTAGACCGGCTCAAGCAACAGGTCGGGGTTTGCTACCAGGTCGACGCCAAGGCCTTTGCTGCACTCTATGTGATTCGATTTGCCGGTCAACTGCTTCAGGCCCCTGCCTCTGTACAGCCACCCTTCCCCGGATTCGATCGGGCCGTTGCCCATCCGGCCAGAGTAGACGACGTTGGCAATCATCTCTGGTTTGCGGTGCAGGGCGAGCGCAAACTTGTTGGGCTGGTTCTTGCCGTCCTTTTTGACCGGCTTGCCGTCAGCGCCCATCACAGCAAATCGTTTGGGCCAAATCCCGGCCATGCCCTCTGCGCTGTAGTTCAGGTTTTCCTGAAGGCGCTCAAATCCGCCGGACTCGTGGGCACACTGAGAAAGAAACCCCGCGATCCGCTTTGGGGTGTCAATGCCAAACTCCGAACAGGCGTTAGCTACGGCATCCGCCCACTTAGCAGCAGTGGCCTGCTTCACCCCAGCGGCGACGATGTGGTGAACCTGTGGAATCATTTCTTTTCGTCCTTCTTGCGGCTACCCAATGAAGAGCCAAGCAAGAACTGAAACATGGCCGCGACCATCGTGCCCAACACAAAGCCCAAGATGGTGTCAGCAAAGCGCACGTTTTCGTCAGGAATGTCGAGGAACGTGATGCAGCCAATGTAGGAGGCGCACAAGACGGACCAGAAGGAGATGAAGTAGTAGACGAACCGGCGCACTAAAGGATCGTCCGAGTCCATTGCCTTTTCTTGCATGGCCCGAGCGCCCTGCATGTTCTTAAGGTCAATCTCGGCCATGAACTCGTCATGCTTCATCGCAGCTTCTTTGAGCTTGGCGTAGTCTTCCTTGGAGGCTTCACCCTCAGGTTTAAGCTCGATGCCCAACTTGTCTTGGACGTAGTCAACGCCTTTCTCCATGACAGCATCCGCCACTTTGGGCAGGCCGTTGGTGATCAGGCCAGACACAATGGATGCAAGTATTGGCAGCATCAGTTACCCCTTTTGGTTAGCATGGCGCTGGCAATCTCCAGCATGAACCTGACTTGTTGGATGTCTTGCGGCGGCTCAGTCCATCCCACTGTTATCTGACCAACAAACCTGTGGCTGTCCGGCGGTACGCTTATCCGGCAGGTATACGCCACGCCCTTCTCCAGATACCACAGGCCTACTTCAGACTGCGCATAACGATATTCTCCGCACGGGATTTCGTTGGTCATCAGCTTGACTACATCTGAGTTGTTGGCCGAGTTCTGGCTAAAGAGGCCTACGTCGATGTCTTCAATGCTCTTGTCCCGGCCATCCTTCGTGTAGGCCCGGTAAACTGTCCTGCTGTTGAACAGCGGGTTGACCCTGAACACCGCTACCACCGTTGCCCCTGTCTTCTTCATCAACATGGAGCCCACATCATCCGCCCTTGAGGCGTTGATCTCTGGCAGCTTCTTGGACTCTTTGTATGCGTCTAGCATGAAGGTTTGGTTCTGCCATAGGAAGTAGCCCGCAAATGCAATCACGCCCATCAAAATGATGGCGAACAATTTGAACGGCGAGTCCACATACCCGAGCACCTTGTCTAGGGTTGTATTGGCGTTTAACTTTTCGTCGCTCATCGGATGTACTTGAAGTAGATTACAAGACCGTAAATCAACAGGGCAGCC